CTATCGTGTGATTCGAACTAAGGGGCGACCTGGGCACGAGTACAACCTAAACCCGTCGTGCAGTCATCGCTGTAAGCGATAGACCGAGCCGCGGCCCCGCCTGCTGATGCAAAAGGCATTCAGCGACCGCCAGCATTGCCCCCAAAGCACCGTATCGCGTCCTCCAACCCCAGAGGACCATCAACATGACCGCTATCCGCAGCGCAGCCACCTACCTATTCATGCACTTCACGCCGTTCGGCCGTGTCGTGTTCGGCTTCTTCCTGCTGGCTCTCGTCGCTTCCGCGCTGATGTCTTGGAGCTTCGGCGTGTCCATCAGCAAGACGCACGCCCTCTTTCTCGTGGCTGTGACGTTCGCAACCGCCGTCCTGCCCCACGCCCTCCACCACGTCTTCAAGATCAGCAAGGCGGCAGCGATTGCTATGGCGGTCACCTGCCTGCCCCCGCTCTACGTGATCGAGTACTACGCCCATGCGGGCTATACCGCGGGCCTTCGTGGTGTCGACATCGGCAATGCCAAGGTTCAGCAGGCCAAGTACCAGTCGGCGCACGTAGCGGTGGACGATGACAAGACCAACCTCGATCTATGGCGCAAGCAACTTGCCGACCTCGAAGCGGCCCACGCTTGGGCGCCGACTGTTACCGCCTCCGGCCTGCGCGACCAGCTCCCGGCGCTCGATGAAGCTATTCGCCAAGAAACCAAGCGCGGCGGCTGTGGCCCCAAGTGCCTCGGCCTCCAGCGTGACAAGGCAGCGATCGCCGAGAAGATTGGCGTTGCTGAGCTTCGCGCGGACCTGACCAAGCGCATCGAGGCCACCCGCAATGTATTGGCCAGCGCTCGCCAGAAGGCGGACACGACGGAGTTCAAGCATTCCCAGGCCGGTCACCAGTCGGATATGCTCGGCAAGCTTGTCTCCATGATCTCCGAAGGCAGCCTGAAGCCCAGCGAGTTCCAGGCCGAGATGGCAGACCAGTCCGTCAACCTCGCCATGGCCCTCGGTGCCACGGGCTTGCCGAGCCTCCTGCTATTTGTTGCCGGCTTCTTCATGGTTGGCATTCGTCACGAAACCATTGGGCGGTCAGGCTCCTCGAGCGCCGCGCCCACACAGTCCCTCGCCTCTCTCAAAGAAATGGGTGAGAGCATCTACGACAGGTACAAGGCCCACGGACAGATGCGCAACATGCCAACGGTGGTCGTGTGACCCGCGCCTACCTCGGTATTTCAGCCAGAGGCCCAACGGTATTTCGCAACGTCCGTAAGGATGAGACAGGGGAACCCCTCCTGCTCATCGACCAGGACGCCATTGCGAAGCTCACCATTGACTGGACCGACTGGCTGGAATCCGGGGAAACGCTGTCATCGGTCGCCGCGACCGCCCGAGGCTGCACTGTGGCCGTCGCAACTGCTGCCCCGAAAACCGTCCTGACCATTTCAGACGTCACTGGCGCTGATGGTGACATCACTGTCATTGCCACATCATCAACCGGCGAGAAGGACCGCGGCATCATTCGTGTCCGCAGGACTGAGCGCTACACAGACGAGGCGCTGGTGTTCAGCGATTACGCGTGAGCCTTACTGTCAAGCAGGAAGCATTCGTCAAAGCCTACATGGAAACCGGCAACGGTACCCAGGCCTATCGTATGGCCTACGACGCGGAAAACATGAAAGAATCGACGATCCGCGTCAAAGCCTTCGAGCTACTGCAAAACGGTAAAATCACGGAACGTTTGGAACAGGCCCGTGAGAGCAGCCAGAAGCGCCACGATATCTCGATCGCGAAGCTGACTGAGATGCTCCTTGAAGACAGGGAGCTGGCGCGCAAGGTCGAGTCGCCCGCTGCGGCAGTCTCCGCTGTCATGGCCATCGGCAAGCTCCACGGCCTTGTGGTCGACAAGAAGGAAGTAACCCGGAAACGCGATGCTTCAGACTTCGACGACGACGAGCTTCTCGAGATCGCCCGAATGGGCCGCGCGGGAACTGCTCAGACGCCGGCAAGCTCGAAAGAGCCTGATAGCGTACACTAGGTACACGTTCCCCGATTACCTGCCGGCCGGCCATCATCATCTGATCGCCGAAAAGCTCGAAGCGGTCGCCCGCGGAGAGATCAAGCGGCTGATGATCTTCATGCCGCCTCGGCACGGCAAGAGCGAGTTGGCGTCAAAGCGCTTTCCGTCCTGGTTCATCGGCAACAATCCCAAGAGGAACATCATCGCCGCCTCGTACAACAGCGATCTCGCGACTGACTTTGGCCGTGAGGTCCGCAATATCGTGGCGTCGAAGCCGTACAAGGCATTGTTCGATGTGTCTTTGTCAGAAGACAGCACAGCATCGAACCGCTGGCATACGGACAAGGGCGGGATGTACGTCGCAGCCGGCATCGGCACAGCGGTTACGGGCCGCGGCGCGCACGTCATGCTGATCGACGACCCGTTCAAGGATCGGGCTGAGGCTGACAGCGAGTTGCAGCGAGAGAAGGTCTGGCGCTGGTACACGTCCACCGCCTACACGCGTCTCGAAAGCGATATTGCCTACAACGCGCTGGAAGACGACGAACTGTGGGCTGAACTGCGCAACGACATCGAGGACGGCAAGGCGGTGCCCTTCGATGGGGCGATTGTCGGAATCGGAACGCGCTGGCACGAGGATGACCTATTCGGGCGCTTGCTGGCTGAGGAAGCAAAGGGCGGCGACAAGTGGGAGAAGCTCGAGCTGCCAGCCATCCTGAGTGACGGCAAGGCGCTTTGGCCTGAGAAATATCCGCTCGATAAGCTGAACGCGATCAAGACTGTCATCGGCGAACGCGATTGGACCTCGCTCTATCAGCAGGCGCCGCGACCCGACGAGGGCCTCTACTACAAGCGCGAGTGGTTTCGCTGGTACGACGAATTCCCCAAGCATGTGCGCATGTACGGGGCGTCTGACTATGCGGTCACGGCAGACGATGGCGACTACACGGTGCACCTGGTTGCCGGCGTAGATCCAGACGACAACATTTATATTCGCGACATCTGGCGCGGCCAGAAGACCTCCGACGTCTGGGTCGAAGCGTTCGTCGACATGCTGGCCCAGCACAAGCCGATGATGTGGGCAGAAGAAAACGGCCAGATCATCAAGTCAGTCGGCCCGTTGATCGAGAAGCGTATGCGCGAGCGCAAGACCTACGCGCGGCGCGAACAGTTCTCATCCGCGACCGACAAGCCGACACGTTCGCGCGCCATGCAAGGCCGCGCTGCCATGGGCAAGGTCTACTTGCCTTCCAATCGTGCCGATCATCCATGGGTGGACGACTTCTTGAGCGAGCTACTGGCCTTCGACGCTGGCAAGCACGACGACCAAGTTGACGCGCTCGGCCTCATTGGCCGGATGCTCGATGACATGGTTGGTGGCCGCTTGCCCAAGGTTGAATCCAAAAAGCCGAACGACGGCTATCGCCGTGCTTCTGTATCTCAGGACTCGTGGAGAGTGTGATGGACGGCGCTGTCGCCACGCCCTCAACCGCACGCGCCGAACGCAAAGAGCCCGCTGACCTTCAGCGCAAGCAGAAGTGGTTCCGCGCGTTCGAGATGAACAAAGAGCGCGAGATGGCGGAAGCTCGCGTCGCGCGCCAGTACTACCACGACAAGCAGTGGACCGATCAGGAGATCGAGCGCCTACGCCAGCGTGGCCAGCAGGCGACCGTCCGCAACCGCATCAAGCGCAAGGTCGACTTCCTCGTCGGCGTCGAGCAGCGGCTACGGCGCGATCCAAAGGCGTATCCGCGCACACCGCAGCATGAGAGCGATGCTGACACTGCAACCGCTGGCATGCGCTACGTCTGCGATGAGAACCATTGGCCCAAGATCAGTTCTGACGTCATGCACGATGGCCTAGTCTCAGGCATCGGCGTCGTGTTTGTCGGCATCGAGGGGCAAGATCCTAAGCTGACCGAGGTTGCGGTCGATCGCTTCTTCTACGACAGCCGCTCGATCAAGCCTGACTTTTCCGACGCTAGGTACATGGGCCTGCACTTGTGGCTCGATACCGACGAGGCCAAAGACCGCTGGCCTGAGAAGGCCAAAGACCTTGAAGACCTGATGGACGCTGACGCCGGTGGATCGACCACGGCAACGGTTGAGCAGGACAGAGACCAGCAGTGGGGAGATTTCGAGAACCGCCGCGTTCGCGTGGTCGAGTTCTGGGAGAAGCGCCGCAACGGCTGGTATTTCTGTTTCTTCACGGGCAACGTCGAGCTTGAGAGCGGCGAGTCGCCCTACAAGGATGAGGATGGCAAGCCGGATTGCCCCTACGTGGCCTGGTCGCCTTACATCGACGAGAAGGGCGACCGCTACGGCATCATCCGCACGCTCAAGAGCATTCAGGATGAGGTGAACTACAGCGCTTCGAAGATGCTGCACCGCATCAGCGTCCGGCAATTCTACTACAAAGAGAATTCGGTCGACGATCCTGATGACTTCGCTCGGCAGTTAGCGCGCCCTGATGGCAAACTGAAGATCGCGCCGCATGCCGAATGGGGCAAAGACATCGGCCCCGTCGACGATATGAAGGCGCTCCAAGGCGAGGCTGACCGCCACCAGCTCGCAGTGCAGGAGATGGAGAACTACGGCCCTAATCCGGGCCTGGTTGGGCAGGGCCAAGGTGTTGATGGCGCCTCGGGGCGCGCGCTTCTCGCTCAGCGCGATAGCGGCATGACCGAGTTGTCGCCGGTGTTCGAGCGTCAGCGCGACTGGAAGCTCCGGGTCTATCGCAAACTGTGGGCTCGCATGCGGCAGGCTTGGACGGCTGAGCGCTGGATTCGCGTCACGGACGACAGCAACGCCATCCAGTTCGTGCCGATCAACCAGTACCAGATGGACCCCATGTCGGGCCAAATCCAGGCGCAGAACGTGGTGGCCGAGATCGACGTCGACATCATCCTCGACGAAGGCCCAGACACGATCACGATGAACGAAGAGCTGATGGACCAGTTCACGAAGCTCGGTGAGGCGGCAATGTCGCCGCTCGGCAAGATCGTGATCGAGCTGTCGAACACGCCGAAGAAAGAGCAGCTGATCAAGATGATCGACGAGGGCGTGCAGGCGATGCAGCCCGGCCCCGATCCCGCGGTTCAGATGAAGATCGAGGCGGACCAGGCCAAGATGCAGGCTGACATGCAGATGAAGCAGCAGGATCAGCAGGCGAAGATGTTCGAGCTTCAGGCCAAAGCCCAGCAGGACGCCGAGAAGGCCGCCCGCGAGGCTGAGAAGGACGAGCGCGACGGCCAGCGCAAGGACATGGAGTTCGCGCAGAACATGCGCATGAAGGAAATCGAGATGCAGGGCGAGCGCGAGCGCCAGGCATTCGAGCGTGAGAAATTCCAGATGCAGGCGCAGCACGACGAGCGCATGCACAATCAGAAGCTCACCGAGATGGCAGCCGCGGCAAAGGCCAAGGTCGCCAACGCGAACAAGAAGCCGAAAGCAGAGGCGAGAGCGTAATGGACCACGAAAAGATCATGATCGAATGCCTGTCCATGGCGACGACGCAGGGCTTCAAGGGCGATGAGGCCCGCAAGGAAGCGGCCAAGATGTTCTCGCTCATCACCGGGCGCAGCTATGAATCCGTGATCGGCCAACCGATGCAGACGACGACGCCTCCCAAGGCGAAGGTTGTCGGCAAGGACGGCGATATTCCCGGCTTCGGGGATTATCTGAAGGACTGAGCGTTACGTGCGTAAGGCCTCGCCGGGCTTAAAGCGGCGTTCCGTGGTCGGCCGACGATACAGGTCGAAATCGCCTCATCGGGGCGTCACCCGATGTTCTCGTGACCAGCAACGACATTGCGGAGAGAGACCATGACGTCAACCGAAGGGTTGGGCGACGACAACGTGCTTGATGGCGTGTTTGACCGTGAAACACCGCAAGAAACCGGCTCGGCCGGCGCGACTGTGGCCGACACGCCGAACACAGAGGCTGAACGGGCAAGGGATGAGCGGGGACGATTTGCCGCGAAGTCCGAACCCGAGCCGCAAGCGCAGGCTCCACTCGAGCAGGCGCCCGTCGACGCACCGCAAACGCAGCCTGATCCCAACGCGAACCGCCACGTTCCTCTTTCTGAACTCCTGTCCGAGCGCAAGCAACGTCAGGAAAAAGAGCGGCTGTACATCGAGGCAGAAGCCCGGGCGAAAGCCTATGAGCAGATGCTTCAGCGCCAGCCGCAGCAGCAAGCACCGCAGCCCCAGCAGCAAGTCGAAGAAGAACCTGACCCCTACACCGACCCGCAAGGGTGGGCACACCATCAGCGTTCTCAGTTCCAGAGGATGATGCTGGAAAATCGCGCCACGATCTCGCGGCGCCAGGCTGAACGCCAGTATGGCAAGGAAGCCGTCCAGCAGGCGATCAACTCTATCCCGAATAACATCGCCAACAACCTCTACCTCAACTCCCCAGATCCCTACGACGATCTGATGGAGTGGAACAAAGAGCAGACGGTCAGGAAGGAAGTCGGCACCGACCTCGAAGCCTATCGCAAGAAGGTCGAGGAAGAGGTCCGACAGAAAGTGCTCGCCGAGTTGAAGGCGGGCGGGGCGAACGGTCAACCAGCAACGAAGTTCCCCGGCTCATTGGCCAATGCGACGGCCAGCGGAGCACAGGGGGCGCACCTCAGCGAAGAGGCTGCGATGGGAAGCATCTTCTCGTCATCGAGAGATCGCAAGCACGGTTAGCCCGCGTCCGCCGCCTCGTGATGAAACCCTGATCACGAGAGAACCAACACACCATGGATACGACTGTCCTTTCCGGTCTTGAACTGACCAAATGGCGCCGGGACTTCGTTCGCGAATACGTTCGCGACTCCGGCTTCAGCACGTACATGGGCGACAGCCCCATGGACATCATCCACGTCATCAACGACCTGAAGACGGATGGATACACCATCCGCGTGCCGCTGGTCGGCCGCCTGCAGGGCTCCGGCGTCAGTGGCAACACTGCCCTGAGCGGTGCTGAAGAGGCGCTGGATCAGTACTACCAGGACATCACCTGGGAATACTACCGCCACGCCATCGCGACCACGAAGAAGGAGAAGAAGAAGACCGCGACCGAGTTCATGGCGGTTGCCCGTCCCCTGCTTCGCGAGTTCGCCTCCGAGGTTGTCAAGTACCAGATCATCGACAGCCTGCACAAAATGTCGGGTGGCCTGAAGTTCTCGGCCTCGGACGCCACGGCCCGCAACCTGTGGAGCGCCAACAACGTCGACCGCGTGCTCTATGGCTCGACCGTTGCCAACTACTCGGCGACGCATCTGACCGGCCTCGGCAACATCGACAACACCGATGACAAGCTGTCGCCGGCCATGGGCTCGCTGGCCAAGTTCCGCGCCCGCACGGCCAACCCGCATATCCGTCCCTTCAAGACGGGCACGCAGGGCCGTGAGTTCTACGTGATGTTCTGCCACCCGCTGTGCTTCCGCGATCTCAAGCGCGACAGCACCATGACGGCAGCGAACCGCGATGCGCGCCCGCGCGACGTGGATAGCAACCCGCTCTTCCAGGACGGCGACCTGATCTATGATGGCGTGATCTATCGCGAGATCCCGGAGTTCTACACGGCGCGCCAGGGCACCGGCACCAACGACGAAACCACGTTCTCGAATGGCACGATCATCTGCGGCGCCAACTTCCTCTGCGGTGCTCAGGCCATCGGCTTCGTGAACAAACAGGCCGCAATGCCGACCACCAAGAAGGAGGACGACTACGGCTTCGTTGACGGCATGGGCATCGAGTTTGCTCACGGCATCGACAAGCTGCGTTGGAACAACGGTGCGAACGGCGCTCTCAACAAAGACGTCGGCATGGTCACCGTCTACGCCGCCGCTGTGGCCTGATAGGAGCAAACACCAATGGCTGTTTACGAAACCTCTAAATCGGCCACCTACGGCACCACGTATGGTCCGGGCGTTGGTCGCCAGCTCGTCTGCGATTATTGCATTGTCGCTCTCACCACGGCGATGATCAACAACGCGGACGATGACGTCGGCCTGCTTTGGCTTCCCAAGGGCGCCATCATCGAGGGCATGACTGTCTCGATCACCGACGTTGACGACGGCACTGCCTTCGTCATGGACATCGGCATCAGCGGCACGGAGGAATTGATCCTTGCCAATGCGACGTCGGGTCAGGCTGCGGCCATCAACGTGACGATGGCTGCTGCTGCACACCTCTACAAGACCACGGCGCGGACTCAGCTTCGCATGTACGTCAGCACGGCGGCAGGTACGCCGGCTGCGGGCACGCTGAAGTTCTCGATCCGCTACACGGTCGATCCCGAGTTCTCGACCACGGCGCTCGTCGCGGCTTGATGACAACGGGGCTGGGCTTCGGTCCAGCCCCACCACTCTGAGGGCCTCGAATGAAATTCATGTATCTCGGCGAGGGAAGCACGACGGTCTTCGGCCACACGTTCAAGGCTGGGGAAGCCGTCGAAGTGACGGACGCTCACGCGATCAAGAAGCTCAAGGGCAGCGTTCTGTTCGCGCACAACGATGAGCCTGCACCGGCGCCAGAGGCTAAGGCCGACGAGCCCGTGAAGCGCCGCGGCCGCCCGCCAGGTGTAACCAATGGCCAAAAGTAAAGCCCAGCTTTCGCGCGTCGTGCTTCAAAAGCTGATCGATGCACCAGACCAGGAGCCGGAAGCGGCCAACGCGCTCGACCTTGAGGCTCGCTATGATAGCAAGCTGCTTGAGTGGCGCGATGATGGTCTCGTCTACTGGCCCAACGGCACGAACCGAAACACTGAGGAAATCCCAGACCGAGTGTTCTCGATCATGTGTGACCTGATGGAAAACGAGGTCCGCGATACCTACAAGCGCGACAATCCTCCCGTGCAGCGCATGAGCCAGGAAATCGCCATCCTCTCGCGCCTTCGCCGCCATCTCGCCAAGCAGCCTTCGGGCGAGCAAACGACCTTCTCGACCTTCTGAGGGATCAGACATGCCATTCCCCGCGCACCTTAACCCTATGCACCCGGCGTCTGGCGTTCGAGCGGTGACCAAGGCTGCGGCTATGCCGACGTGCAGGGCGCTGTGGATCGGTACACCGGGAACGCTGAACTTTACGACCGCCGACGGCCAGGTGATTACGGATTTCCCGGCTCTTGCAGGTCTTCTGCCGATCTCCGTCACCATCGTTGCCGCATCTGGCACCGCTGACGATATCTGGGCACTTTACTAAGTGTTCATCGGAATTGGGATCAACCTAAGCAACAGCGGTCAGGGTGGTGAAGCCACGGCGCGCATAGCGCTGAGCGGCACCGCTTCGCTTGCTGAAGACTTCGCCAGCGGCGGGACTGTCGGCACGCTCTCCGTTGCCAATGGCTCTGGCCCATACACGTTCTCGATAACGTCAGACCCAGATAACAAGTTCGCGATCGACGGCGACGATCTTGAGACCGACGCCACGCTCGACTACGAAACCGCCACATCGCATCTCGTGACGATCGAGGCAGACAACGGCGTTGATGATCCTATCTCGCGCGTGTTCACGATCACAGTGACGGATGTGGCAGAGGGTGGCTTTGCGTTCTCCCTCGACTTCTCCGACGCCCGCAATTCTCAATACATAGGACAGGTGGTCTGACATGGCCGAAGTTGACACGATTGTCGTTAAGGACGCCAACGACGTCTCGCGAGAAGTGCCGACGCTCCTCTCGCTCGAACAACTTATGGCGACGATGTTCGGGGCTCTAGGCCGAGCTGCCGCCGCCGCAAGTTCTCCCGTGGTGCTCAGCACGGAAGACCTCGCGGCCATTAACGGCAATTTGTCCGTCTTCCGCTCTCTCGATCTCGACGAGACGGAAGAAGAAGTAAAGGCGACGGCGGGCAAGCTCTACAAGCTGCGCATCACGAATTTCGCAACGTCGCTGCGGTACGTGAAACTCTACAATGCGACTGCGGCAAACGTCACAGTCGGCACAACCACACCCATTGATACCATCCCTGTTCCACCGGCTGCGGCAAGCGGCTGCGTGGTGATCACAGAGAGCTACGGTGGCAAGGGACTGACGTTTGCAACCGCTCTCTCTCTCGCCTGCACTACAGCCCTCGCAGACGCAGACACGGGCGCTCCAAGCGCCAATGATGTCGTTGTCTCTGCGTACTACGAGTGAGAGGCTGAGAAATGGCAAATCGCTTCTGGGTCGGTGGCACCGGAACTTGGAACAGCAGCAGCACGGCGTTCTGGTCGACAACGACCGGCGGCGCTGGCGGTGCATCCGTTCCAGGCACGAGTGACGTTGCGATATTCGACGCCAGTTCGGGCGGTGGCACGGTCACGGTTGACAGCCCGAATGGCGCTGGCGTCGTTACGGTGCAGCAAATTACTTGCGGTGCCTTTACGGGTACGCTCGATTTCTCGGCGAACAACAACAACGTCACGCTCACGGCCAATGGATTCAGTGGCACCGGAACCGGCACGCGCACGATCAATCTCGGTAGCGGCACATGGACGTTGAACGTCACGACGACCGGGTTCATTGCCGTGTGGGACTTGACCACAGTCACAAATCTCACATTCAGCGGAGCAAGCGCTAGCATCGTCGTCAGTGGCGCCTGTGCGGATGCTCGCTCTTTTATTGGTGGCGGCCGGACATATGGCGCCTTCACGTTGTCCACGAACTCGTCGCGAGGGCCGCTGCAATTTGTCGGCAACAACACGTTCGCGAGCTGGTCGATTGCCGCTGGTTCAACGCTCGTATTCTCGGGAAATACGTCGCAAACCATAACGGCAGGCTTTACGCTTGCTGGAACGTCTTCGCTTCCAATTTCCCTTCAGAGCGGACAGCTTAACCAGACCACGACTCTGTCGCTTGGCGGGACGTGCACGATAGATTGGGGTGCTGCCTATAAAATGACAAAGGCGGGGGCGGGGTCTCTCACCATCACGAATGGCTTGGATCTCGGAGCCAATACAGGCATCACCATCACGCCACCATCGGTCGGCGGCGGCGGCCAGACGGTCTACGGTGGCTGATGCTCAGGTTTGCTGGATCAGAACGTGGCATCAAAAACCTCACGCCGATAGCGTGGAAGAACATCGTGTCTGACTACGGCGCGACATCTGGAGGATCGGGCACGGCGGCGGGTGATTACACCGCCTTCAAGGCTTTCCGTGATTGGGCCGTTGAGGAAAGCGACTGGGTTGGCCTCGTTCTGCCGCCAACGCCTGGGAGTTACTACGGCACGCAGGGTTCTTACGCTGCGGCTGGTGATGGTGGATGGCCGCCAGCGATCAACAACGCGCCATTTTTTGGGATACACAAGCTGATCGTGTCCGGCTATGGCGCGTCCATGAACGGCCTGACCGCGAGCGCGGTCGCCAACGCGAACACCCATCGCGCCGACATCGCATCCGTGAGCGCTGGTTCGTACACTGTCACCCTGCTCGATGTGGACGATGCAGCCTTGTTCTCTGTCGGCGGCATGGTGCTGCTGGCCGGTCTGGACCTTCAGGGATTTGGCTACCCGCCGAATAGTCACTTCAACGAGTGGCATCGCATCGCAGCCATCAACGGCGCAATCGTCACGTTCGATCGAGCGATCCGCTACAGCTATGACGCCAACTGGCCGCGCTATGATGCAGGATCGGCTTTTGAGTTGGGCGGGATTGGCGCTCCGGCCATCGTCCGCACATTGCCGGCGTGGGACTGCGAACACCTCATCTTTGGCCTGACATCGTACAATCCTGGCGGACAGACATACTATTTTGTGCGCAAATCTTACCTGTTCGACTGCAAGAGCGACGATAACGGCTTCATCCTTGGCGCCTCCGAGGACATGAAGATCGTCAACATGGATCATACGGCTTCCAACATGGAGGTCGACAAGCTCACGACGAAAGCTCTGATCGGCGAGTATGGTCCGTCCAATCGCAGCATCCAGATTCAAAGCTCATCGGTCGACGAGTTGATTGTCCGTGGTGGTACGCGAACCATCAGCGGGACGGCGCGGCATACAATTATTGACGGCACGACAGCGCCCGAGGTCCGACTTGGGCCTTTGTCGTATGGAGTATCCGATGAGATTACCATCCGTGACAGTGCCGTCACAGCTTTCACTGAAAGCGACATCTATCACCTTCTCGACGCCAGCTTGACCTACGAGGGCAGCGGCGTTTTCCGCTATGTGGGCACGAGTCCTTCGCAGTTCCTCGTCCCGAACGCGGTCTGCTATCTCCGCACGGGCAGCCCGTTCTACAATCATAGCCCGTTCCGGGTGCTCAGCGTTGCATCTGATGGCGGCGGCAACGACGCGGATGCGCTCATCACGACTAGCCTTGTTGGCGGGACACTGCCTGCGATTTCCGGCATCGCAAATGCACGGGTATACCGCCACAGCGCGCCTGACTTGACCGTCGAGAACTGCACGGGCAGCGAAGCCGCTATTGAACTATCGCTGGCGGGCGCCAATCAGCCCTACGGAACGTTCAGCAAGCGCACCTATACGGGAACGCCATACGCAGTGAATGGTGTAACCGCAGGCGTTCTGTTCGGTCGCCTCGTGCATCTGAAGATCAACGTGACGCAAGCCTACACGGGCGTTGCAGGCACGCTCGCGATCAAGCTCACCCAGTTTGGATACGGCGTCATAAACGGCGACATGACCGTCACGACCTCGCACATACGCGTGAACTGCAAGATTGCGGGCGAGCGCGTCATCACCGCTGGCGGCGTGACAGGCGAGCAGACTGGCGACGTTGGCCTATCCGATCTCACGGGTGGCGTGTGGATGCCACGGTCAATCGGCGCGTTCTTCGGCGCCGGCACCAACGGATCGACTGCGGTGGATGTGAGTGCCGAGGCCGAAGGTGTCCGTCCAATTGTCACGATCGAATGCCTGACGGATCAGGAGTTCTGACCGTTAGGAGCCTCCTGTACGAGATTGAGGCAGCAAGAGCGACCGACGGCTTTTCTACAAAGCGGTAAAGAACGTACGCCGCGGCGACGGAAATAGCCAACGCGATGGCGACGACTACGATCTCCAAAGTGGATGAAGGTGCAAATCTCGCCGATAGGTTCACGATCCGACCGCCGACCGGAGCGTGAAGAAGATACAGCGAATAAGAGATGGCGCCGAACCACGCAACGATCGGAATGCGCGGCAATCGTACTGTCGCAATCAATATTGCGGTGGTGACAGAAGCAATGGCCGCGGTAACGCCACTCTGCCACGCGATCAAGACACCAAGGCATCCGAGCATGACACAGAAGTCGCTTCGAGATGAGATGTGCGACACATATAGGAAGGTCAGTATTCCTGCGGCGAATATCGGCAAATAGCTGGTGATAAGCCAATAGCTCTCGACGGTAGCGATCCAGGGCGAAATGGCCATCGTTGCGATAAGCACCAAACGCACGGCGTATGTTCCCGAACGAAGAAGCGGGAAGACGAGCCCGACGAGCAAATAGAATTGAAACTCTATTGCCAGTGACCAGTAAACTGGATTGAGCCAGGGCAGCCCAACGAATGCGTTGACGTACCCGAGATGAGCGGCCACTTGCGTCACAGACCAATCCGGCTGTGTACCTCGGAAGCCAGGCATGGCGACCGAAGCAAGTCCCAGCAGCAAGACGATCACGATGGAAGTCAAGTAAGGCGGTTCAAGACGTATCAATCGTTTCGCCATGAACCGAGGCCAAGTCGACAGCGTATAGCCCGCCCGATCCATGGCGAGCGGAATGATGAAGCCGGAAATAACGAAGAATACGTCTACCCCTACCCACCCGTATCTTGTGATCGGATGCAGCACACTGACGTCAGTGTAGTGACCGCCGCTGGTAAAATGAAAAAAGCACACAGACAGCGCGGCAATGGCCCGCAAGGCATCAACAGTTTCGTTGCGCAAAGTCGTCCCCTCTGAAATTCACCCCTCCTGTCTCAAGTATCCCCTAGACCCTAGCACCTCAATTCAAGGCGATCACCGGACGAAATGACACTTATCCCGCTAGAGATCGGCACCAAATCAAATCCGGGACGGTATGGCCAGTCAGGCGTTGCCCGACTGATCAACTGCTATGCCGAGGATGCAGGGAAAGAGGGAAAGCACCCTCTGCCGGTCTATGCCAGTGCTGGGCTTTCTGACTTTGCGACGCTGACCGATGGCGGTGTGATCCGGGCAATGCTCGAGGTCGAGGGGTATCTCTACGTGGTCGCGGGGCGCGCGATTTATCGTGTGGATATCACGGGCAGCGGTGGTTCCGTGCCGATCGGAGGGCTGGCCTCGGACGGGCACGTCACGATGTCTCGCAACCGGCGGCCTGGCAATCCGCAGATCACGGTGACGTGCGACGGCATCTCCAAGATCATCGTCGGCACGACGGTGGTTGACCTGAGCGATTCTGACCTGCCGCCGGCCAACAGCAATTTCCCGCTTGGCGGCTATACCGTCTTCACTCATCCAAACGGGCGCTATTCGTGGTCAGCGATCGACGAAAGCTCACAGGTCGATGCCCTCGACTTTGCGACTGCCGAGGCCAACCCTGACGGCCTTGTCATCGGCAAGGCGCTTGGTCAGATCGCGGTGTTCTTCGGCACGCAGTCGATAGAGTTCCATGCCTTGACGGGTGACACTGCGGTATTTGCGCGCCAGCACGTCATTGACGTCGGCTGCTACGCGGCGGGCTCGGTGGCAGAGGTTCCCATCGTAACACCGCAGGCAGTCACGGCTTCGCTGGCGTTTGCCGCCACGGATACAGACGGCACCTATGCCGGGATCTGCGTCATCGAGAACCTCGGCGCGCGCAAGATTTCGAACCACGCTGTTGACCGCGCCGTGCGCGATGAGCCGGACCGCAGCTCTATCACGTCGTGCTCGTGGTCGGATGGTGGTCACGCCTTCTACTGCATCTCAGGATCTACGTTCTCGTGGTGCTGGGATTCGGCGACGGGTGAATGGCATGAGCGGGAGAGCTACGGCCATGCGCGGTGGAAGGTCCGCAGCGTGGCTCAGTTCGGCTCTGGTCTGATCGCCGGCGACTACACGTCAAACAAGCTCTATCGGATGAGCAACGCTTACGTTGCCGAGGGCGACGAGCCGCTCATCCTAACCATCCAGTCGCCGCCAGTTCACGCCTTCCCCGAGGCCCTTGAGTTCCTCGCGCTCTACATCGACGTGATTCCAGGCGTCGGAACCGAGACCGGGCTAGCCTACAATACCGACCCGGAAATCATGATCTCCTGGTCTGATGATGGCATCACTTTCGTCGGCAATCGCCTCGTCAAAATCGGCAAGCTCGGAGAGACGGTCAAGCGTGTGAAGACGACGCGGCTTGGCCAGACGAAGCGCGGTGGCGGCGGTCGCACGTTCCGGTTCTCTGTCTCTGCTGCTGTGGTGAAGGGCATCATGGCTGCGTCTATCGACGCGAACAAGATCGCGGCATGACGATCCCTCCAATATCCACCCCGATAAAGGCGCTTCAGAACGACGGCGTCAATCAGGTATGGCATCGGTTTTTCTCGAACCTCGACGGAAGCGCCAAGGCTTCCAGAGATGGGCTTGGCGGTCTCGGAACCGCGGCAGCAGAGGACATCGGCACATCTGGCGAAACCGTTCCGCTGCTGAGCACGGCCAACGACTGGTCGAAGCAGCAGACCTTTCCGATCCAAACGCTCACTGAGGCCGAAGCCGTATCTGGCTGGGATCTAGAGACGAAGCAGACCGCAACGCTCACAATGACGTCCAGCTTCATGCTCGGCAACGCGCTCAATGCCAAACCCGGCACGACCTACCAGCTCGTAGTCATTGCCGGCGCCTTCGTGCTCACCTTCGACACGATGTACAAGTTCCCGGCTAATGGTGCGGTGATCACGACCGCAGGCGACTGCCTGTTTTCACTGTTCTGTCCTGCTGCTGATGTTCTGTGGTGCGTGGGCGTGAAAGAGTTCGCCTGACGTGCCCCTCATCTATCCGACCGTGTTCTTCTCACAGTCGCAGACTCTCGCCACCGCGCTCCGCTTCGGCGGCGTCAACCAGCGGCTACAGCGCACAGTCGGGACAAACAGCACAGACCGCCTGAACGTATCGTTCTCGTTCTTCTTTCGCGTCTCGACGCTCGGTATCTTCAACCCGATTTTCACGGCCGACAACGGCACCGGCGGCTCGTGGATCTACATCGACACGGACAATTGCCTCAAGTGGCATGAGGCCAATGGTGCTGGTGTTCTCTATCGAACCGTCAACGGCACGACGCCGATAGAAGTTGACCGCTGGTATCACGGGTTCGTTCTTCTCGAAAACGCTGAAGCCGTAAACCAGTACGCGCAGATATGGCTCGACGGTGTTCGAGATTCTGCCGGCGCTCAGAACCAGCTTGCAACATCGTTCGGCCTGACACTGACGCACTCGGTCGGGTTCCACCAGAACACCAACACGTTTTTTGCTGGCGACCTCGCGATCTTTCATTGGGTCGACGGCGCGGCGATGGATTCGGTCGACTTCGCCGCCACGATCGACGGCATCTACCAGGCCAAAGCTGTAGCGCCGACGTACGGCATCAACGGCTCCTTCCTTCCGTTTGTCGACCCGCTCGATATCG